CCCAGTTCCTCGGAAACCAGCGTCTTGCGGACGACTGGGGTCCTGAGTTCCCCGATGGCCGGATCACGCCGAAGCGCGGCGAGCGATCGTTCGGCGTGGAGATGATGTACCTGAACAACGGCAGCTGGTTCCGCGCCATCAGCGCCGAGAGCAGGCAGCGTGGTGGTCGTCCCCGCGTGTACGCGCTTGACGACCCGGAGTACGACCCGAAGGCCAGCACGAGCATGAGCATCCTTCGCTCGTACATGGAGCGCCTGCTGTTCAAGGTGGTCATCCCCATGGTGACCCGGCGCGACACGAGCGTCCGGTGGTTGGCTACGTTCGTCAGCCGGCGGCACTATGCGTGGCACGCAATGGCGACGGAGCCGACCCCCACCGGCCCGGTGGCGAGGGATCCCCGTTTTGACCAGTGGGCGCGTCTGGTGCTGAAGGCGGAGTACGAAGAGGACGGTGTCCGCAAGTCCTGCTGGCCGGGCATGTGGCCGCTTGACCGGAAAGCGAAGGAGGCGGACCCGAAGCTGAAGGGTCTGGTCAGCCTTGACGAGATCCGGGAGATGATCGGCAGCCACAACTACATGGCCGAGTACCTGGCCCAGCCCGGCGAGGCCGAGGACCTGCACTTTGGCGAGGTGTCCACGGCCAAGCACGGCTGGTGGCTGGAGAACCCAGACCCCCTCGTAGATACGGATCCCAAGAACAGCGAAGCAACGATTTGCTGGAATGGGAAGAGCGGGATTGAGGAAAAGATGCCGCTGGCCCAGTTCCTGAAGGACAGGGTCCGGATGTTCATCACTGTTGACACCAGCTACACGGCGACGAGCGACAGCGACTTCAAGGTCTGTACGCTCATGGGGTACGACCCGGTTGACGCGTGCCTGTTCGTGCTGGACACGTGGGGGTCCCAGTGCCGGGAGCAGAAGCTGATTGAGCAGTCGTTTGCCATGGCCGGTAGGTGGGGTTGCCCGACAATCCACCCGGAAGTGGTGCGCCAGTCGTTCGGCTTGTACAGCGCCATGGAGTCGATGGTTCGCCAGAAGGCGGCAGAGGTGACGGGCGAAACCCCTCCCCGCATCATCCCTCTACGGGTGGGCACGCTGGACAAGACGGCCAAGATCAACGCGTTGCACTACCGGTTCGAGCACGGGCTCATAAAGTTCCCCACGTGGCGCAGGGGTCAGCTTCCGTGGCGGCTTCTGTTCGACCAGATCGAGCAGTTCAACCCGGACGCGGAGAGCGGTGGCCTGCAGCACGACGACTTCATCGACACCGTGGCCATGAGCATGTTCGTGGTCAGGGGCCGGCTAGACCGCCAGACCGCCCACGAGGGACCTGCGCCGCTCGACTTCGACCAGATGCTGGCGGACGGCAGCATTCACGACCAGCTGGTGGGGGGCATGCGGAACGTGGAAGCCATGCCCTTCGGCCAGATAGGGATTGACAACATCATCAACAGCATGGAGAGAAACGACAATGCCCAACGAGGAACGCGCGTCTAATCCGCTCTACGTCACGATCCCTTTCGTATACTTCCAGTTGCTGGCCCAGTCTTATTATGGGCAGCAGGTGCCGGACGGCATGAAGGCGACACCCTCGACGCAGAAGGTGCCGACGCCGGATCCGACGCCTAGTTCAGCGTTCAACCTCAAGGGCGTCGAGCTCTTCGAGGAGATGCCGCCCGGTTGGAAGTCCCTGAGGAAGCGAAACCCAGATGGCAACTGAAGTTTACCCGCTACCCAAGGACAAGCACCAGCTTGGTCAGATCATTGACCAGCACGTCGAGCGCGAGCTGACGAAGATCACGTACCGCCGGACGCTGTGGATCCTCGCGTGGTACTACCTCAACGGCTTCCGCCGGTTCGACGTGTTCGATCCGCGCACCAGCCGTGTCGTGCCGTACTACCTCGACGAGGACGGCAACATGGAGTTCCAGAGCACGGAGCTCATGTCGATCATCGACAAGACGACTGCTCGCCTCAATACGATGGACCTGCGTCCGCGTGCGCTGCGCCAGGGCTTTAGCCTTGCGGGCATTCGCGAGCGTAGCGTCGCGCAGCTCGTGGCGGATGCGGTCGTGAGCGACCAGCAGCTCGAGAAGGTAAAGCGAGACTTCAACTACATCTTCGCTCTGCTCGGCTCGTGCGGCATCACCGGGCACATGGTGGATCACCCGACCATCGGCCTGAGCGCCGATCTCGAGGTCGTCCACCCGAAGGAGCTGCTGCCGTTTCCTAGCCTCGGCCAGGACCACACGAAGGCACGCGGTCTGATCCGCCAGCGCGTGGTGCCTATGGAGTTCCTGCGCACTCGGTTCGGAAACGGGGTGATCGAGAAGAACAAGGAGCGCATGGACGCGTGGAGCTGGGAGTACGGCCACGACATGGAGGAGCCTGCGGACGCTCCGGGCAACGGCTACGTGCTGAACAGCGCGAGCAGCGGTGCGCTCAACGGCATCCCCGGCAAGAACGAGCTCGAGGTCGTCAAGGTGCGGGAGCTGTGGCTTGACGGTCCGCGCGGAACGGTTGGTCGGTACGTAGTGTCGAGCGGCAACATCGTGCTCGAGGACCGCGACCTAAGCGACGTCGAGACGTACTGCCCGATCGGGTTTGCCCGGTTCATGGACAACGGCACGTTCCACGGTGCCGGCCTGTTCGACCTGATGTTCGGCATCGTGCGCGAGATGGAGCGGCTGCTCAAGAGCCTGTTTAACAACATCCGCGACATCGACAAGTACGGCGTGCTGGTCATGCCGCAGGGCACGATCAACGAGCGCGCCGTCATGCGCGACATCGGCAAGGGCCTGCGGTACCTGAGCTACAGCAAGGACTCGATTCTCGGCGACGACTTCAAGCCGTTGGTCATTACTCCGCACAACGCGGGTGATGTGCCGGGCAAGGTCGCGCAGTTTGCCAAGTCGATCGTGGACAGCCTGAGTCCGGTGCAGGATCTGCTTGCGGAGAAGGGTCGCGTAGACAGCGCAAGCGGTCTGCAGTTCCTCGACGAGCAGATCAGCAAGGCGATGACGAACCCCACCAGCGGTGTGCAGTCTGCGTTCGGCGGGATGTACAAGAGCCTGGTTCAGAAGGCGAGCAGGGAGATGCTGGTCAGCGACCGTGCGCTGCCGGTCAACAAGCTGACGCTGGACCTTGCGGGTGCGGTGATCGACCCCGAGGATGGGACTGTCAACTTCAAGAAGAACCCGATCCCGAACTTCAGCCAGATCAGCTTTACGGTCAAGGACACGAGCCCCCGCAGCGAGGTGGTGCGGAAGCAGGAGGCGATGGGCCTGCTGCAGGCCGGCGTCACCGACCCGGAGGGCCTGAAGCTGTTCGCGCTGAAGGAGGGCATCGACTTTGCGATGTGGATGGAGGAGGAGAAGAGCGCGTATGAGAGCATCATCCGCAACATCCTCCTGCTCTACGGCGACGGCCAGCAGAGCCAGCAGATTGTCGTGACCCCGCACACGGCGCGGCCCGACCTGCAGCTGCGCGTGCTGAGCGCGTTCATGTCCAACCCAATCATGACTTTGGCGAGCCCTGCCGTGCAGGACGCGTTCAAGTCGTACCGTGAGTCCCTGATCTCGTTCATGGGACAGTCCCTACCCGCCATGGTTCCCAACCCGGACGACGTCGCAGTCGTCAATCCCCAGATGGCTGGTGGGGCGGGTCCGATGGCACAACCCCCTCGAGGAGCAATGAATGTCTGACGAACAGCAGAACGACGACGGCATCGACATGGAGACCGAGCTTGAGCTGGAAGATGGCAGCGTGATCAAGGTCGGAGACCTGATCGAGCAGGCCAACCGGGCCAAGGAGATGGAGCAGCAGGTCCAGGGACTGCAGCGGTTCCGGGAGAACGCAACGAAGCTGATGCGTGGTGAGAGCCCGGACGTTCAGGCGGCGTACGAGGTTCTGCGCGGCGCCGGATTCAGCGACGAAGAAGCGCGTCAGTACGCGCAGGAGTACGTGGATGGCGATGAAGGCGGTGACCAGGAGGCTGACGTGAGCGAGGAAGCCCAGATCGAGCAGATGATGAAGAAGTCCACGCGGGCTGCTGAGGAGCGGGCAGAGGCTGCTCTGCGGCAGACCAACGAGCTGCGCCTGCGTTTGCTCAAGGAACAGATGGACAAGAACGTGGTTTCCGCTATTGACGGGAACCCGGAGATCGTTAAGATGTTGGAAACGCTCGACAAGACCCGTGGCCGCGATCATGCGGCGGGTGCCTGGCGAGCTCTGCAGGAGCAGGTCCGCGAGACCACTCTCCGCAACCTCTACTCCCGGCGTGATGCCGAGGGCGGACGGTTCAGTGAGGACTGGGTCGCGGACGAAGCCGCGAAGGCGGCGAAGGCTGTTGCAGGAAATTATCGCACGGTAATCGGCGATATCGACGGCCTCGGCCGGTCGCCGGAAACAGAGGGCGAGCTCGAGTTCTTGAAGTCCAAGCCTGAGGTCAAGGCCCCCGAATTCCAGAAGGGCATGGACCGAGGCGCGGTCGACAAGAGCGTTCGAGAGTTCAACGTGGACGCGCTTTCCCGATTTGCAGCAGACGTATCTGCTGGTGGGGAAACGAAGGTCTGATTCATCGCCTCTAACCGGTCTGTGACCGGAGACAACTACCGTGCCTTTTGCACCTACCTACTCTCTCTTCAATGCGCAGAGCACGCGCATTCAGGAGATCCTCAACAAGAACATCGAGGTGTTCCTTCCGGCCCTCGACCCGGCGTGGCGGGATACCACGGTTTCCAGCCAGGGCGTCGGTCAGTCCAACCTGATCGGTCGCGACATGAAGATCCTCAAGATCTACATGGGCTCGATGGCTGGCGTGCTGGAGATGGCTGACACCCGCAACAACTTCGTTCTGTACGGTGACAACACCGTCATTAACGTTGCGGACAAGATGCAGACCCAGGGCCTTACGAACACTTGGCCGGACGCTGTTGAAGGCGCTATGGCCAAGCCGTACCGCCTTGGCATCGGCATGAAGGCCATGGTTTCCAACCTGCTCGTCACCCTCGGTGAGATGCAGGCTGAGGCGACCCCGGCGTTCATCGGCGAGATCCTTGCGCCCAAGCTCGAGGGTCACGCTCGCCTGATCGCGCACACGCTCTGCAACTACTGGTACATCTCGGACAACACCAGCTACAAGCTTGGTAGCCCGTCCGCGACCCTGTCCAGCGGCAGCGGCATTGCGTACAGCTCCACGACCGGCAACACCACGTACACCTTCACCCCCGGTGAAGGCAACATCGACCGTTATGCGGTCGGCATGCGCGTGGATGTTTACACGAACGCCGATGTTCGCGTGAACGAGACTGCCAGTGTTCGTAACAACGCCTTTGTTACCCGTGTTGACGAGGTGAAGAACCAGGTCATCATCACGGTCCTCGGCAAGGACACCACCGGTACCAGCATCACGACTGCCGGCTACTTCACGTACGCCAACGGTCGTGG